TCAAATTCCAGATTGGAATGTGATAACTGACATTGTGTTAGCTGCTGCAGCTTTTTCATTTTTTAAAAGCGGTGGTACATCTAATGACTTTTTACAAAAATTAAAAACAGTCGATATTCAACCAGATATTAGCAAATTAAATTAGGAGAAAATATGGAAATATTAAATACAGTAATTAACTACATCAAAGACCATTCATGGGATTATATTGACGCTGCTTTTGGCGGCATCATAGTTCTACTTTTATTAATTTTAACATTAGGATAATACAATGCAAAGAAGCCAAGCACTTGATATAGAAAAGCAAGTTAAAAAAGAAAAAGAAGCAAAAAAAGCTGCTGAAAAGAAAAAAACAACCAAAAAAGGTTAAATTATGGATAAACTAGAGTTTCAGGCTTTAGTGCGTAATGAAATTGAAAACGCATTAGGCTACCATGATAGCGAGTATGGAGCAGATCGCATACAAGCAATGGATTACTATATGGGTGAAAAGTTTGGCAACGAACAAGAAGGTCGTAGTCAAGTAACAACTACAGAAGTAGCTGACACCATAGAGTTTGTTATGCCAAGCCTTATGCGCACATTCACACAAACTGACGATTTCGTTAAGTTTATGCCTCGTAACGAAGAAGATGTTGCTGGTGCAGAACAAGCCACATCATACGCAAATTATGTCATAAACTGTCAAAACAATGGGTTCGTGATACTCCACAACTTTTTTAAAGACGCATTATTACAGAAAATAGGCGTTGTTAAAGTTTACTATGATGAAACGGAAAATGCCGAAGAAGAAACCTATACTAACCTTTCTGATGATGAACTAAC